ATGTTTAAATAATCTAAACCATCACTATCTTCTACTAAAATTATATCTTCACCTGTTACTGGATATTTTAATTCTGTACTCATAATACCTTTATTATTTTCAGTATCTGTAAAAAAAATTTCTATTTTTTCACCTTTTGCATTTACAATAGGATATGTTCCATTTGCAAATTCTGCATAAACAATAGCACCTGTCATATCTCTATTATTTAAAACAACACTATTATTTTTAATGGTTGATAAAACTCTATCTCTTACTTGTTCTTCAGTTAAATTTTCTATTCCTGCAAATTTAGCAAAATGCATATATCCATCTTCACCCATAACTTTATCTATATAATCTGTATTCTCTATATGTAATAAAGTTGCTTCTAATTTTTGCTCTAATAAAATTCCATTTGTTCTTTTACCATTAACATCTACTGGAATCATGTAAGTTTCAGAAGCAGGTATTTTATAATCTCTTAAAAATTCTTTTGAAGCAGAATCGACAGCTTCACTTACACCCATTTGTTTATATTTTATTCTATGTAGTGCTGATTTATAAATAGTTTCTTCCATATTCTTAATGAGTTCAGTTTTATCTACTGATCCTTCTGGTTGAACCTCAAGAACATTTTCAAAACTTTCCATGTTTTTAATTACACGATTTTTAATAGAATTAAATTTCTCACCTTCACCCAATCTATCTTTAACTAAACTTTCTAATTTTTGTAAATCTTGTGTACTCGAAGAAAATATGTCTTTTTTTAATTCTATACTATTTGTACTTAAAGCAATTATATAATCGTTTGGAAGTTTTACATCTGTTAATTGATTTAAAACTTTACCCATATTTTCATTGCCATACATATCTTGTGTAAACATAATAAAATTAATTTTATCTTGAGCTGATGTTTCTGGGTCTGTCAATGTTGTTTTTATTTTATTAATTTCTTCATTACTTGCAACTCTAATAGAACTTTCTGGTATTTCTAATGCTCTTTGTTTTTCTATAACCATTTCTATTAATGAAGTTTTTTTACTTTTAATAAGATTAGGATCTGTTTCTGCTTCTAGTTGTTGATAAGCAAGCTCTACTTCTTCATCAAATGTTTTTATAAAACCAACAGGATCTGAATTTAACGATTCTTTTTTACCTTTAACTAATTCTTTAATATATAATTCGTTAGCTTGACCATTTTTTTCGCCATGCATTTCATAACCTTCTGCTATTTGACCATCAGCAACTTCGTCTGTCAAAGATAAAGGTGTATTAAGAAGTACATTATTATTTGCAGCACGATCTTTATTTAAAGTTTCTTCTGCAATCATTGCATTAACTTTTCTTGTAGGTAAAACTAATGCAGCAGTATCCATATCAAAAAAACTTTCTTTACCTTTTGCAATTTTAGCAAGATGATCTTCGTATTCAATCTTAATCATGGGTGCTATAGTTATTTTAGCTTTTTCTATAAGTTTCATTCTTGAATCATAATTCAATCCTACAAAATCTTTTTCATCCATTAACATCGCTAATGCTTCTCTAGGATTGTTAGAAATCATTTTTTCTGCTTCTAAAAATTTTATTTCATTAGGTATGTCAGAAATCATTCTACCTAAAACAGCATCTGAAACTTTACCTTTATAATTTGTTGTATATAAATCTTCTAAATCTCTACCTAAAACTGCGTAGTCAAATCCTTCATCAGTATCTATGGCAGTTATCATTAACTTTTGTTTTTTTTGATTAACTAAAGTATCTAACGCAATTAAAGTATTTTTTTCAACTGCACTAGTTGTTCTGAATATTCCTTTCTGTACTTCAGACAAAGCATACTGATTAAATAAATCTTGAGTTCCTCTATTACTTGCAAGACCAGAATATTTTTTCATTAAAATATTTGATTGAGTCTTAACTAAATTTTGTGCTTGATCTTGGTTTTCTAAATTACCTGCTTGATCATAAACTGATTGCATATCTCTAACAAAATCATTTTCTAATCTTAATGCTTCTGTTTTATTTTCAAAATCTTTTTGTTTAACTCTATGTTGTACTATTTCTTTTGTTACAGGTGCTAAAACATTTCCAATAGTTTGATTTAAACTCATTTGAGTATTAGATTGTACAGATCCAACTTCACCTGTTATTGTTGCTTCAGTTCTAAATGTAGGTATTTTTGGCATTACATTATATCTCCTGGATCTCTACCATAACCACTTTGACCAAAGCCAGTATATGTTTTGTTATATGATTGACCACCACCAAAGTTACTCATGTTAAGTAAACTTGTTGATGTAGATGCAATAGTTTGATATTGCGCCATCCTAGCTTGCTCTCTAGCCATTTGAGCATTTATTCTTGCAAAGTTTGCTTGTTCAATTTTTTTAGATTGAGCAACTTTAGAATTATATCTCATGATATTTTCTTGCATATATTTCTCTCTAGCATTTGCTGCAGCTATTCTATATGCTGTGCCTGTTCCAGAAACTACACCAGATTTTGCAAAAGCTACTTCTGCTTGACCTACTAATTTTTGATAAGACTCATCAAATCTAGCAATGTCAAATTCAGTTTTTTTTTCTATTTGTTCTGCTTCTGCTTCAAGAACTTTAGCATTACGATTGCCTACGGCTTCATTAAACTTTCCAATCTTACCTTGTTGTTTATATGTAGCTGCGCCTATTGCACCAACTACTGCTGCCTGCCATCCCATTAGAATAACCTCGCATACATATATTGATCAGAACCATCAAAACCAAATTTTCTCATTAAACCTTCTTCTTCCAATCCTAACCATTTAGCAAATTTTAAACCTGTTGTATAGTTTGCTCTTACAGCACTTTGAACTCTATTGATATTATTTTCTTTAGCAATTCGTGCAAAATCTTTTTTTATTGCTTTTGCAATTGCTATAGGATGATCTAAAGCATCTTTAGTTGCTAACACCCAACCCTCTGCAACACCATCCCAAATAATTTTCATGCCTGCAGCAAAGATAGGTTTACCATCAATCATACCTGTGAATGCTAAATTTTCTTGTTCTAAATTCATTGCGTTACCTTCAAACTCCATATCTTTATCCATTAACATATGATTCATTTGTTGTTTCATAATATATTGACCATGCTCACCTTTGTACTTTACAATATTGATTATTTTATCCATCGTTTGTTTGAAGTTTAGGATATAATGACAGTATCGTCAAAGGTAAAGGTTGAGTTTGTCTAACAAATATAAAACCATCTGTTTCATAGTTTCCTCTAAATTCTACTTCTTTATCTCCAGTAAATACATTGATACCACTATTCATAGCATTAGCTGAAGATCTAAAAGGTATTCTTTCCATGTTATCTAAATCTGGTCCAACCTCGACACCAATACTTTCATAAAGTCTAACAGTAATGTCATAGATTCTTTTAGTTTTACTTTGTGATGTACCATTTTGTGAGCCAGCATCTATTCTCATTGTTTGTAATAAAGATGTATAAGGTAAACCAATTTTAACTTTAGTTGCAGATCTTTCTAATACAACTTCACCAGAACTAACAACCTTGTCTGGATGTGCTGCACCATTTGCTAATATAGATACTGTTTGACCTTCAAGATGAGCAAGACCAGATATAGTTGAAGCAGCTGAACCATCATAAGATAATTGTGAATCTAAAAAATTAAATGAAGTATCATCTGTTTCATCAAAATCATATTCATGAATATATTCTATGTATCTTTTTGTAGCACCATTGATTGTTCTTTTTACAATTACCCATGTTTGATATTCTGAATCATCTGTTGGAATAGTTGCAACACTATCACAAACTGCGTTACCACTTCCAAATGATCCACCAAATATATGTCTATGCCAAGCAACTACCTGTTGTTCTCTTTGATAAGTTAATCCAGCTAGTTGACCATCATTTCTAACGCACCAAATAATTTGATTAGGCTCTTGTTGATATGATAATTGTTTAAAACCACCTTCAGAAATATGTTCTGCAAGAATAGTTAAGTCTGGAGCAAGGTATCCATCTACGTCAAAATTATAAGCAAGTTCTCTTAATTTTCTTTTTGCTCTTTGTAAAAATATAGTTGCGTTACCAACAGCTAAAGCATCTACGTTTGCTGCACCATTGTTAGATTGTTTTTTAATTAGAATATTTGTAGGTGTGATTGCAATATCAGTTCCACCACCACTAACTGCAAACTCACCACCAGCAGTACCAATAATTAAAGTTCTTGTAGCTGTCATAAATCTAATTGCATTAACTTGGTTAGAAGCAATGGTATAAACAATAGCATCATCATCAGCTACTGTTTCATGATAACCATCATCCATGTTTTCATAGTCACCAGATTTTGAAAAAAATATAGTTTGTGGTTGAGATAAAGTTGCTGCAAATACTAATCGTTGTTCAAAAAAAGTTACACAAGCAGGATAACCTGTAGTGTCACTAAATGATCCTAGTGCAAAATCAGTAGTAGCTAATGTTTCGTTTAAATCAACTATTACTGTTCCAACTACTACAGTAGTAGAAGTAACAGAAGTTATTTTTAAATGACCATCTTTAATGTGAATTAGTCTACCAACATCCGTAGATAAAAAACCTTGATTAGAATTAATACCTGTTGTTGAACTTGCTGTTACAGTTGTAGTTTGACCAACACTTTTATGTGATGGAGTTAAAGTAGTTGTCTCAATATTGTGATCCATGAATGGACCATTAGTTATAATGTCATCAACTAAACTCCATGACGTGTGACCAGTTCTAGATAATTTTTTTACTGGATGACTTGGATGACAAATGTACATAACGTCAGCTGATTGTGCATATTTAATATCAAATAGTTCTGTTTCTAAATAAGGTGAACTAATTTCATAAGCTGAACCACCAGATAATATTTGACCATTGTCTTTATAGAAACGAATGTATTGATTGCCAAACTCTAACATATAAGTTTGTGTTGTAGAAAATTCAAAAGGAATTAATCTTGTATCTTTAGAACTATCTTTTACTTCTGCTACAAATTGTGTACCAGATCTTCTAGCTGCAGAACCATGAGGATAAACAATCATGTTTTCTAATGTCTTACATCCTGTAGGATATTTTTGTAAATCGTTTCTGCCATCTAATCTAGGAGACAGTTCACCACCTGTAAAGTTCGTTAATTGAACAGCAACTCTAGCCATGGGTTAGTACCTTGAGTTTATAAAAGATGAAGAACCAATAATATCTGATTGACCATTATCTGGATTAGTATTTTGACCTTCAGTAGCATCTACAAACCTTGCTTCTCTTAATTTATCTTTAAATAAAGAATACATATTAGAAGCCGTAGGATTAGATGAAGTTACAGCATAAGCAATATCTGCTGCTAATGATGAAGAAATAGTTTCTCTTAATAGTTCATCATATTGATTAGGATCTTCTATTCTTGCAACGTATTGTATTTTTACTGTTCCATGATTTGCTAAAATTTTTCTACCTTCAACTTTATAATCATAATCATAATTTAAAATTGTAAGAACTCTTAAACAATCAGCAGGTAATGTAAATTGATATGAGAAACCCCAAGAAGGAACTGTAGTATCTCTTGCAAGTTCAACTCTTTTAATTAAACAATTCCAAGGATGAGATCTAAATAAACTATCTCTAACTTGTGTATATCTTGCGTTGCAAAGTCTTGCGTTCTTTGAATCTTCTGTAAGTGTAAGTATAGTTGATGCACCTAGTTGATTTAATGCTCCATTACAAATGTCTACTACTGATGCCATATTACTTCCTTATTATATACTTGCGTCTTATTTGTCTATCTTTTTTTAAAGCAAAAATTTCTTCTATTGTCTTACCTTGTTTTTTGTCAAAACCATAATGATTTTTACCATCATGTTGAAACCTGTCTACTAAAACGTATCTGTAAATATAATTACCTTTCTTTAAATGTACTACAGTTTCTAAAGTTTTTGTTTCTTTTATCATGCACTCTAGGGGGTTTCCACTCTCGCTTCCACCCCCTAAAATTTATTTACTATGCTTCGTGAGCCTGTACTTCTACAACCTTAGCTTCTTCCATTCTAGTCGCACCGAATGCAGCAGAATAGTAAACTTGAGTTGCGTAG